TGAACCATTCATGGCAGCCATTGAGATGATTCATACTTATTCTTTAATTCATGATGATCTGCCGGCAATGGATAATGATGAATACCGACGGGGACGAAAGACAACACATATTGTCTATGGAGAAGCCATGGCAATTCTTGCCGGGGATGGTCTTTTGAATTTTGCCTATGAGACAGCATTGACAGCATTACAGACGGAACAGACGCCTAATGTGGCAAAGGCATTGCTTGTATTATCACAGAAAGCTGGAATTTATGGCATGGTAGGGGGACAGACCGTAGATGTTGAAACGGATCAAACACAGTCTATCACCAGAGACCAGTTAGATTTTATTTATAAATTAAAAACCAGTGCTTTGATTGAAGCATCTATGTTAATCGGTGCAATTCTTGCAGGAGCCACGAAAAGCGAGCAGAAGATTATCGAAGAGGCGGCATCAGAGATTGGTCTGGCATTCCAGATCCAGGATGATATTTTAGATGTTACCGGTAATCAGGAAGTGCTTGGAAAACCGGTTGGCAGTGATGCCAAAAACGAAAAGGCAACTTATGTTACATATGAGGGATTGAAAAAAGCACAGGAAGAGGCGGAAGCATTAGCATTGGCTGAAGAACAGGCTAAGTACGAATCTCAGGATTTGAAAGATGCACTTGCCGATACCAGCATGACAGCTGAGGAATTTGGACAGAAGTTCCAGAAAGCAGTTGGAGAAAATCTTCAGAATCACTTCGGAGATGTTAAGTTATCTATGCAAGAAATCCAAGATATAGCCAGAAAGATGACATTTGGGGACAATATAGAGGCAGTAACAAAATTTAGTGATGCCTCTGCGGAAGTAGAGCAGACATACAGCAATATGGAAGCCGCTATTTCAAATATGGACAAATTGAACTGGAAGGCAAGCCTCGGATTGAAATTCAATGATGCGGACACTCAGGAATACCTAGCCGGAGTAGATGCCATGATCCAGAGTGCAACAGACTACATTGAGAGTAAGCATTATGAGGCAAAGACAGCTATTGATCTGCTGATTGAGCCTAATTCCGATGTGGATGTCACTACTGGATTGAACACGGTCTATGCGAGCCTTCAGGAACAGATCAACAGTCTCGGAAATGACCTGACAGCTAAAGTGAATGTAGCATTGGAGGACGGTGTGATTACGCTGGATGAACAGGCTGAAATTACGAACTTGCAAAATCAGATTACGGAAATCACACAGAAGGTATCGGATATTCAAACGGAGGCTGAATTTAAGGCACTGAAAATCAAGTACAGCGGTGCAAACTTGGATGCAGATTCTTTTGCGGAATTGCAGGCAGAATTGCAGGAACAGGTGGAAAGTGCCACCCAGACATATGATGAATCCCTAAAGGTTGGCATTGCCAGCCTTGAATTGCAATTAAGCGAAGGTGCAATTTCTCAGGAGCAGTATGACGAACAGCTTCAGGCTTTAGCTGACGGATACGAGGCAAAAATTTCCGATATGCAGGTTACTGTTGAAAATTTCCAGTTGGAAGCAATCGCAGAAGCCTACGCTACGGAACTGGACGGAATACTTCCGGATATTGAAGGGACAACCGCAGAAAAGTTGCAGACGGCTCTTCATAATGCTATGGCAAGTGGCGTAGATGTTACCACATGGGATACTGAAACGGCATCTCAGTGGCTCGGACTGGACAGCCTAAGCATGGAAGCTCAGACGGCTATTACAGAGATGATGAGTGGAGTTGCGGAAACCATACCTCAGAGTATGCAGGAGCAGATTACAACAGCATTCAGCAGCGTAGATATGAGTGGAGCCTATTCAGGAGTTGATTTCGTAGGTCCGTTTTCCAACGAGTTTTATGAACAGATGGCAAATGCTGATTTGTCAGGGGCTTACGCTCCTCTGGTAGAGAATATCAGTACGGGACTGCCAACACAGTTATCACTGATTGACTATTCGGGAATTGGTACACAGGTTGGCACCGGCGTAGGAGGAGCAATCCAGAATACGGATATGGGACCGATCAACTCAGCCATCACAACCTTGAAAGGAAATACGGGAACTGCTATTGATACAGCGTTTGCACCGGGCTTCAATACCACAACGCCAGTTACTATTACGGCGAATTACAAGCTGGCGAATCCGTCAGCTACAATCAGTTTCTCTGGAGGTGGTTCCGGAACGGCAACGGTAAATGCGAGCATCGCATCCAATGCCAACGGAGATATTGTAAATGGACCGCTTCTTTCCTGGGTAGGAGAAGATGGACCAGAAGCAATCATTCCTCTTGGAAGCAAGAGAAGAAGCAGAGGACTTAGTTTATGGGAAAAAGCAGGAGAGCTTTTGGGCGTAAAGAAATATGCCGAAGGCGGTATTGTAGAAAACTCACGATATACCTCAAATCCGTTCCAAAACTATGAGGACTTAAATTCCATCAACGATACGCTTACAAAAGCACCACGAGGCAATCACGAGTTCTCAGAGGGGGATATGGAAGATACCACATCTACGGAACCGGTTGCAGTTAAATCTGGCTCTGGAGAAGGCGAAAGAAAGACAGAAGTTCATGTGAATGTAAGCGTTAATCCTACATTCCGTATAGACGGAAGCGGCGGAAATGAATCGGATATTATCCGAGTAGTCCGCACACACATGAGGGAGCTTGCAGATGAAATCGGCGGAGAATTGGCAGAAAGATTAGAAATGGTCTTTTCAAATATGCCAGTAAAGGAGGCGTAAAGTTATGGATATATTTTTGAGCGAAGTATCAAATAAAAGTTCCAGCTTTACATTTCAGTCTCTTCCGGAAAGAATCAAAACGAAGTTCGGAACCAAGTATCAGAATTACGACATTATCTCAAAAGGAACAGTGAAGATTCCGAGAGGATTGGAAGCTGAGACTATTTCATGGGACGGAACTTTTTACGGGAAGTCTAAAAGAAACGAGGTTATGATTCGTGAGTGGTCCTCCCCGGCTGAATGTGTTAAGGTTCTGAGGAACTGGATGATAAAAGGAACTGTACTCCGGCTCTTAGTCACTGAAACAAATATCAACTACGATGTGACGATTAGTGATTTTGAGCCGGTAGAAACCGGAGCGTATGGGAATATCGACTATTCTATTACATTCACGATTTATAAGGAACTGAAGATTTACACAACATCAGAATTGAAAATCGCTGCCTTTGTAAAGAAGACGGTTCCAAGACCGACACCGGCTCCCCAATCAAGTAGAACGCATACAGTGAAAAGTGGTGATACTTTATGGGGAATAGCAAGTAAATACTATGGAAGCGGAACCAGCTGGCAAAAAATCTATTCCGCCAACTCTTCTACGATTGAAGCCACAGCAAAGAGATACAGAGGCGGACGAGGTAGCGATAACGGACATTGGATTTATCCAGGAACAGTTCTGACGATACCATAGGAGGTGCAGGATGATTGATGTAGCGAACATTAAGTACCGCCTTGTGGTTATGACGGAGGATAAAAAGCAGTACAACATTAAGGAGTTTGTGGAAAACTTAGGCTGGGAGGAGAATGACGGTGAATTAGCTGTCAGGATTTCCTTCACAGCCAAAAACGATAAGACAAGTGCCGGACTGATTTCATCCCTGGCAAAGCCGGGATGCTTGGTCGGCATTTTTGCATCTCACGGCTCCACAGACGAGGAAGTTGCCAGAGGGTATATTACCGATTGGAAGCCTACACTTTCAGGAAACAAAGATAAGTTCGATGTTATTTGCTATGACGAACTGTATAATTTGCAGGAAAGTCAGGAGCTTATCTATTATTCCTCTGGAATAGGAACAAAATCGGCGATTACCAAAATCTTTGATGACTGGCAAATTCCGATGGATAAGTACGAAGGACCGGATGTCACACACGGGAAATTGGCGTACAAAACTGAAATGCTGTCAGATGTACTGTTAGATATTCTGGATGATGCAAAGAAAAAAGGTGGAGGTTCTGCTATGATCCGGGCTGCCAAAGGCAAAGTTAGTGTTATAGAGTGGGGCAGCAATACAACGGTATATCATTTTGAAGCAGATAACACAAAGCAAGTGTCGCATAAGAAAAGCACATCCGGAATGATTACCAGGGTAAAAATCATCGGACAAGAGGATGACGATGGGCGTTCCAGCGTAGAGGCTGTTGTGAACGGGCTTACAAAATTCGGTGTCCGTCAGAAGATTTATATTCGTGGAAAGGATGATAGTGTAAGCGATGCTCAATCAGCAGCTCAGGAAATCATTGATGAAAAAGGACAGGTAAAAGAAGATATTACCGTTCAGGCTCCGGATATTCCTTTTATCAGAAAAGGCGATCTGGTTCACATGACAGTAGGCACATTGAAAGATTACTATTATGTGAAGGGAATCCGGCACGATGCAGATAGCGGATCAATGACGATGGATTTGAAAAAAGCAGTGACGGAGGTTATTAAAAATAACCAGGTTACAAAGAAGTCTTACAATGTAGGAGATATAGTGTATTTCAAAGGAGGAAAACATTATTTGTCTTCGTGGCCAGGCGCACCTGGATATAATGCGAGAGCTGGAAAAGCAAAGATTACATTTGATCCGAATTGTCCGAATAACGGAAAAGCACATCCGTGGCATTTGATTCACACGGATGGCAGCAGCAATGTTTATGGATGGGTAGATGAAGGAACTTTTGAGTAGTAGGAGGTGGTGGTTATGCCGTATCAGGGAAATCCTGGAGTGAGTAAGCTGGGAAAGGTTTTGTCGCAGCGTATGGCAAAGCAGGGAGAAAGCGGACTGATTTTAGATTATGGGAGCATAGAAGGAGATTACAGCCTGAAAGCAAATACATTTCCGATCCCGATACCTAAAGGAGATTATACGGTATGCAGATGTGCAGGAGGATTATCCTTTGAAATCGGTGGAGGTCAGCATAGCGGACACGAATCCGGAAATGGCACACACGGACACCAGGTTTCTCTTCCGGCAATCAAGCCAGGCGATAGAGTGCTTATTGCATGGGTTCAGAATGAGGTAACAGTCATTGATGTAATCGTCCCGGCGAGTGGGTTGTAGGAGGTATGTTATGAGCGAAAATATGTTATTCCCTACGGTGGAAGTACCGGAACTCATTCAGGAATCAGAACAGTATGACGAAAAATATAAGCCGAGCGTATTGTGGGATTTGGAAGCTGGGGACTTCGTGAGAAATGGAGCGAACCAGTTGCTTGAGTGTGATGGACGAGAAGCGTACCGGGTTTGGTGTGTAAAAGTAGTCAACACAGAACGATATACTTGCTTGGCGTATTCGGATTCCATAGGCACAGAAATGGAATCTGCTATAAAAGAAAAGAGCAGCGGAGCCGTGGAATCGGCGATTGAGCGAACGATAACCGAGGCGCTGCTTGTGAATCCTCGTACAGAATATGTGCGGGGATTTGTTTTTTCATGGAACGGAGATTCTGTGGTTTGCAGTTTCAATGTAAAAGGAATTGAATGGGAAGAGTTTCCGTTATCAATAACAGTTGGAAACAGAGCGAGGAGGTGAGAAACATGGCAGATGAAAGATTTGAATTTGTTGCTCCGGATTTTGTGTCAGGCAGTAACCCGGAGGAAATTCAGGAAAGAATGATGAATAATCTTCCGGCAGATATAGATGATATGCCAGGCGGATTTCCTTATGATTTTACTATGCCGACAGCGCTGGAGAAATCAGAGCTTATTCAGTTCCACCTTGTTAGAACATTGATGCTTATGTTTCCAATGTGGGCATGGGATGAATGGCTTGATCTGCATGGAAGACAGAAGGGAATCAGCCGGAAGGAAGCGAACCGGGCAAGCGGGTATATTACATTTGAGGGAGTTTCCGGAACGAGAATTGCAGCCGGATTCATAGTATGTACGCCCGCAACGGCTGTATCTTCTTCTTTGGAGTTTTCCGTAGAGGAAGAAGTTATTATACCCGAAGAAGGGAAAGTTAAGGTTCCAATCGTTGCGGCGAATGGCGGTATTGCTTCTAACACAAAAGCAGAAACGGTTATTCTGATGTTGAAACCAATAGAGGGTATCAGCCGATTGTATAACGAAGAAGATATTACCGGTGGAACAGATGAAGAAGATAATGAATCGTATCGTGAAAGAATCATGGAAGCCTATGAATCCGAGGGGACCTCCAATATCGGAAATGATGCAGATTACAAGAGGTGGGCGAAGGAAGTTGTTGGAATTGGGGATTGTATTGTAGTCCCAACATGGAACGGACCAGGAACGGTTAAGCTGGTTCTGGTGGATTCAAACGGAAGACCGGCGAATGAGAGGCTGGTAAAAGCCGTATATAATCACATCATGTCACCAGATGATAGAGAGAAAAGGCTTATGCCGACAGGAAGTGCGGACCTTACAGTGGTTGCGGCAGATACTAAGATTATCAGCTATGGCTGTACAGGACTATCTTATGACAGCAGCACAAACATAGAGCAGATTGAATCTGATTTCAAAGATGCAATCATGAAATATTACGCATCAGCCAAATTGGAAAATATCATACGATACAACAGAGTTCATTCTATTCTAACAAATCTTCCGGGAGTCCTTGACTTTTCCGATTTGAAGATAAATGGCGAAGAAAAGAATATCCAGTTAGATCAGGACGAGTATCCGGAAACCGGGGAAGTTCAGTTTTCGTAGGAGGGAGGAAAGAGTATGGATTTAGAAAAATTTCCTTCTAGTGAATCAGCAAAACGGATGCTCCGTTCGGTGGACTCAGGCGGATTCTATGATAATTCCTATGTAGGAAAATGGATTTTTCAGATCATGGGATTAGAGATGGATGAAGCAAAACAGATTATTGAGGAATTGCCGTACCAGGCATTTCCGGAAACTGCAACTTGGGGACTTCGATACCATGAACAGAAGTATGGGTTGCCAGTCCGAGAAGGGCTTCCGTATGAAGAACGGCGCAGACTGATTTATAGTAAGCGTGATGAACGAGCGCCTATGAACCCGTACCACATGGAAGTTATTTTGGAAAATATCAGTGGCAGAAAAGCCCATGTAGATGACGCTTCTGGTCCTGTAAACACTTTTACGGTTACGCTGGAAGCTGGAGACAATGTGGTAAATGTGGCTGCTCTTATAAAAAAGCTGAAGGAGATCAAGCAATCCCATGTAGCATTTACCATGAAATTTACTTCT